TGGGATAGAGCGCACCTTAAAACAGTTTACTGGCTAATTGAAGCTAATTTGTGGCCTGATAATGTGCCTCTACCCCAAACCTATATAGACTACAAGAATAGTCTTATTTAATCGGATGTGCCTTTTCCATAGGCAAATTCTCATGCTTTTTGAGTTTGTCTTCTAGTCTGTGCAACTCGTGTTCAGTTTTCTTTTCATGCTCCCTTAAAACCACATAATGTGATTTGGGTGACTTGTATTCTTTGCCTTCAATTTTGAAGTTCTTCATGCTATTACCTTGCCTTCTTTAAGTTCTTCTATTGTTAAACCGCCTGTGTACTGAAAGTGCGCCAGTTCTTTAAATAATTTCCATTTACCAGCCCACTCCAGTCCTGATTCTTCTCCAAGTTGCCCTATCTGTGCCCAAACTGGATGGCTTCCGTTCCAGTCTGGTTTGCCATTAACCACAGGCACAATATCCACAGCGCAACGATGGTTGTGAAAAGAGTCACCTCCCCTTGCATTTGTGACAATCTTGCCCTCAGTTGTGCGCCCTTGAGCATAAAGAGCATCTTGACTTTCATAATCCCGATATGTAGAAGTAACCAAGATGTCGATGCCATTATGCTGACAAGCCTTAATAAAATCTTCAACTCTTGCTTTAACTTGCGGTAGGAGATCATCTAAGTTTCTTGAATTAATCATTTTGTGTTTGGTATTGAATTGTGAAGCATTATGTCTTTGTTTTGTGAGCCTAGTGTTGACCCAAAATAATAGGCAATTATTCCAGTCCAAGCAGTTCCTAAGCTGCCAAGCATAATCATCAATGCTTCTGACGTTTTAAATTGTTCGGTCATAAGACCTATCAGTATTCCAAAGAACCCCAAAGTAACCAATATGGCCAATGTAGGCGGAACAATTGAATGTAGTTTAGTTTGCATATCCCTTGCAGATGCTCGGTCTTGGGTTGTTAATTGTTCAAAGTTCAAACCCAACTCTTGCGCTTTAGCTTTTAACGCAATCTCAGCCTGTTGTATAGATGCAACTTGCTCGGCAGTTAATTTACTGTCCTCAATGTTCTTTTGGATGTCCTCAGACTTCATGCCCAGCGCAGATTCAAGCGCAGATACCGCCATTCCCGCTACTGGAGTACCCAATGCTGAAGCAATAGTCGGTGCTAGTTGTTCAATCGTTTTAATCCAATCCATGTCAGTCCTTACAATATTTAGGCCAATAGCCTGTCTGTCTAAATAAATGCTCACATTCTGCGTTTATTGAGTCGTCATAATAGTGTTTCATAAACATAATGTGCCAGTCCTGTCCGCTTTTCTTGTTTTTGTAATCTTGATTAATCTCATACATTAATACTGCAAATGTGAGGATGACCACCAAGACCGCAACACAAATTGCAATTCTAATATTCCACTTCTCCAGCCGTTCAACTCTTCTTCTTTCGTTAGCTTGTTCTTTTTTTTTAATATAGCATTATGTTTTGCCTGTTCTGTCGTTAATTTTTGACGTTCCGCTACAAATTCTGTCCATACTGCACCGAGTTCTGGCGGTGATTCATACACCAACATCTGCCTTAAATCGTACTCAGCCTGTTCTAATTGCTTTCTACGCAGTACATTCTCTAATGCAATTGCCTGTAATGACTTACCCTTGGGAGGATTCTTTTTCTGTTCCTCCGCTTCCTTGTGCGCTTTTTCTTGATGGTCAAAGAAACTACCAAGCGCACCACCCAACTCATTGACAATCTTGACTACTTCACCGCCAGTAGATTTAATTTCCTTATAGGCAGCAACTCCGCTTTTTACAGCAGAGAAAGCCATCATTGCAAGGGTAAAGGGGTCGATTTTATTTCCCCGTTAGGTAATGGACAACAAAACCAACAAAAGAACTGATTGCAGATACCACAATCATGCCAACCCAAAACCCACCTTTTGATTTATTGGCAAGTTCAACCAAATGACAAACAGATGCCTCTAATTTGTCAATCTTTTTCTCAAGAGTTTCTACAGTCGCTACCAGCTGACCATATTTGAACATGTCAATATCGCTCATGGTCATGACTTCATAATATAGCAAAGAGCATAGTAATTAGGTGCGCTTGAGCCTGAACTAAATACTGCAGCAGTTGCGTTGACACTATAAGAGTTTCCTGCACCGACAATGAATGTATCTTGAAGATTTGGTGTGCCATTTGAGCCATTACATAAATAATATCCGCTAGGAATAGAACCGATAGAGCCTGACCAAAGAATAATTGATCCACTAGGCAAAGTAGAACTTGAAGACGTAGAACTCGGGATACCATATAAATTGTCGTATGTCGCTATTACATTACTTGAAGCATCAGATAAGACAAACTTATATGAATATCCGCTGTTTAACCAAATCTCGTTTGGAGGTCTGCCACTTGTACCTAATACGATAGGATTAGAGTTGGCTACAGTTCCAGTTGAATCTGTGTATGTAGATAGTGGAGTTGTAGACCCAGCTTGGTAAGTGTTTATCTGCCCTCCAGATAAGGGTATGCCTACGTTGTTAAAAAATGCAACGCCATTACCAACAGGTGAAAGTAAGTAACTCATTTTGTTTTTCCTAGATCAGATAAGTTTCGGATTCCTGCAGTTGGTGACAATCTACGCTGGGAAAGTTCTGCCAATGCTTTTTGTTCTGCTTCAAGCGCAAGTCTTTCATTTCTGCCCTTTAGTACGTTTCTTAGAACAGTACCTCCAATTCCAGTTTTGGCATTGATTGCTTGTTCAGCAGCACTAGCCCCTAAACTTGAAATGGTTTCTTTAGCAGCGTTCATTGCATTTTTCTCACGCAAAACTTCTGTGTTAGAAGTATTAACATGATGTACGCCCTTGGTATGCTCACTCAAATTAGCAACATCTGCCAGGTCTTGTAATGTTTGGGTTGTCTCATTACCAAACATATAAGGCAAATGTGAGCCGTGTTGATTATAGATTTGCTTATTTAAATTAGCCTGGCTAACTGTACCTTTGTCATTTCTAATGCCAGAATTTAATTTAAACTCGTCAATTTTTAGCTTATTAAGAGCTTGGTGTTCTGGGGAATCACGACCAATAAGTTGTACAAGTCTTTCCACATTAAGTGGCGCAGTCTTAGACGAATAATGGTTTGCAACAAAATTGTTTGCAGCAGGATGAGGTAACCCAGCTTCTATTTCATCCGCAGTTCTTGTGTCAGAAATAGCAGCCTTGTACGCTGGTATCTTTTCTTTTTCTTTTAGCGCCTTGACTTCATTTCTTGCAGCATCATATAAGGGTTTGTATTGAGCAAATTCGTCTTTAATTGGAACTTGCTCTAATTTATCTCTAATAATGTACGCAGCCTGTGATTCCAAAGGGTCTTTTGATGTCCTAGCAATCGTTGCAGTATCTGTTCTAAAGTTTTCGTATTCTTCTGGTGTCATGTAACCCTTGGACAATACTTCATCTAAATCAGCCTGTAAACGAGGAGGAACATATCTAGTGCGTTGTTTTTCTTTTAACCCATTGATAATGTTTTCTCTTAAAGCACCAACATCAATCGGAGACTGTGATTCTCCTGCTGCTTTATTTGCTATTTCGTATGCCTGAGCTATTTTTGATTGATGAGCTGTGTAATCTGCCTTTAGCTTATCCAATGGCATTGATGCCAAACGTATTGGGTCTGTTTCAAATACGTCAGGTGCTATTTTTTCTTTGATGTTATTGAAAGCCTGAATTAATTTAGGATCACGCTCTTCAAATCTAGCTTGTAAGTTAGGATCTTTTGCCCTTGCGTTTCTTTCCTCAGACATTAAAGTTGTGTCTTCTAACGCTTCTGCTTCAGTTGGTAACATTCCAAACTTTGCAAATTTCTTATGGTTTTTTATTACTTTTAAATCTGTGGGAGATAGTTTAGATGGGTCAACATTTGCCAATGATTCTTGCATATGAGCAGGCAAATCAGCAAGAGCAGCCTTGGCTTCTGCTATTGGCGCAACCGCAGCTGACCCAGCGCTTTGCAAAGATGTAAGTGGAGGCGCAATAGGTACTTCAGCTTTACCAACCTTTTCAACTCTGACTTTGGGAATCATTCCTTTTGCTTCAGATAAAGATGGTGCAGCCAAAGGTGCAAACCCAGCCAACTCAGGAAGTGGCGTACCAATAGCTTCACCAATCTTGCCAACAGTTTCTAAATTAGTCTTACCAGCCTCAGTCCTTGGTTGATAAGTAAATGCCTGTTGAATATTGGCAGCAACGTCTTGACCCTTTTTCAAGGCTTCTTGTGTGCCAAACTTGGGGCTTATCATGGTATTGATCGCACCAAAAGCAGAACCTAAAGGCGCAGCAATACTTCCAGTAACAGCACTCAATGCAGGTTCTACAACTCCACCGATCTTATTTAAGAAATACTCTTGCGCCTTTTGTCTTTCTTCCAAATGCTTCATAATTATTTGGTGAACAGGACTAGATGCTTTTTCTTCTTTCTTTTTAGTTGGTGCAAACGCTAATATATCTGGATCATTTTCGTAATCAAAATATTGCAATTCAGGACGTATGCCCGACATTTTGCTTTTTGGCGCATTTGTAGGAATTAAATCAGCAGCCGACTTAGGTCTGCTA